ATAGTAGGCTTCCATCTCTGGACTAGCCGCACCAAGGCCAGCACCACCACCTGGGCGTGCGCCCGTAGCGCCAACAGCTAAACCGCCACGGCCAGTTTGGAATAATTCGTTTTGCAGCCCCGCCAATTGACGCTCACGGCTTGGAGCCAGCAAGTTTTGTTGCGAGGCCATGTACTGCGCCGCAGCTTCTTGCGGTGATCTAGCTACATATTGCTCACCAAGTGTCGTAAGAGCTTTGGCTCCAGCAGAGGGCTTATCAAGGTAGTTCTGACCAGCAGAAAATAGCCCCCGAGCGCCAGTAGTCAACGCGTTAAACTCAGCCTCCGCTTGCTCCGCTGTCAGCAGACCGCTTTGAGTCAACTTTAGAAGACGGTCTTGGATGGCTTTAAATTCAGGGGCGAGTGTGTATCTTGCACCAGTGACGCGGCCTTCATTTGCGAGTTGTGTTTGATAAGCGGCCTGTGCGGCCGCGAACTCTGCATCTGTTGCAAAGCTAGCCCTAACAGGCGCAGTAACACCTGGAATACCGTAATCAAAAGCAGATGAACCAAACCGTGTAGTGATGCCTACAGGACGAAACCGCGATTCCGCAGCCGCGATTCGTGCAGCCTCAGCTTGACCAGTGGCTGCTGTAGCCGCTGCTGCTTGATTGGAGTCGCTTTGCAAAAGTCCGCCAAGAAGACTTGTGCCACCGGCAATTGCAGCCGCTGTAATAATAGGCATATTAAACTCCGATCAAAATTTCGTCCACTTTTGACGGGTCTTTCTCGTCAGTGGCATGGATACAAAACCAAACGCAATCTGTGATGGCCTTGACACCGTGCGTCACTCCAGCCTTAATTTCGATGCAAGCAGGCGCATCAATGATGTCAATCTCTACGCCGCGCAACACCGCGACCTTGCCCTTGGCAAGAATCGACAAATGGCTAAAGTCATGCGTATGCTTCAGGATGGCCGTGCCAGCCGCAAATGCAGCTTCTTTGGCATAGAGGCCATCGCTGAAGTGATGCTCAATCATACGGCCTCTAGCGCCTCAATACGAGTGATTGCTTCTTGTAAAGCGGCTGTCAACAAAGCAACCAACACTGATGTATCAACACCTTGATAGCTTGGTTTTCCGTCTTTGTCTACCCCATCTTTTTCGCCAAACACTGCTTCTGGCACAACTGCCTGCAACTCATGCGCGATAAAACCTTCTACAGTTCCAAGACTTGGATGGCTTTTCCAAGTAAAGTTTTTTGGCGCAAGCTGTTTAACGCGAGTAACAGCGTTTGCTAAAGGCGCGATGTTTTCTTTCAAACGGTAATCTGATGAAGTGTTGTACGCAGTAGCCGTCCCGTTTGTTGTAATAGAGCCGACCACAGAAGCACTAGCAAGAGTTCCATAATTTATTGATATGGCCGCTGTGCCGGTAGCGTCTGTAAATGCAAGATGACCAATATTAGTGGTGAGATTTTGAGTCACCAGTCCACCAACACCAGAAGTTGCATTTGGTTTGACAAACACTGCGTAAAGTGCATTTGGCGAAGTTTGACCAAAACCAGCCCCACCCCCTGCGCTAATAAAATTTGATTGGTTATTAAAATTAAGGGTTTGGACAACTGCACTGTTTCCAAGAGTCACCGCGCCAGTAACAGTAAGACTTCCCGCTATGGTTTGCCCACCTGACGTGGTGATAACGCTACCGGTGTCTGTTTTGGTTGCAATAGCAGTTGCAATATTGTTAAATTCTGTGTCAATCTCAGTGCCTTTGACGATCTTGTTAGCGTCGCCAGTGGTAAGCGCGTCTTTTGATGCAAAGTTGACTGTTTTAGTGTAATTTGACATGATTAATCCTTTAAGTAAGTTTGCCTGTTTTGGCCTGAATTTCTATCTTCTGAAAACTGATGGGGAATCCATCTATACCAACCTCAAACCCTGTTTGTACAATTTTACCCGCGCCAGCGCCGTATGCAGTCAATTCTTGCAGGCTTATGCCCGAAGCGTATTGTGCCACTGGTGTTGCGTTTGCGCCGTATTGTGCAGTCCCATATTCCGAGACACTTTGCGTTGGTATTGCTACTGTTGCCGATTGGTAGCTGCCTGTAAAGTCATAGCCCCAAAAGAACGACACGGCCTGATCGCTACCGCCAACCACCGTTAGCTTAATCTTTTTAATGATAGAGGTCAGGCCATCTTTGCCAATATCTGCGTTGTTGGTGTAGTACTCCATGCGATACGAACTGGTATCGTCTTGGTAGCCCGTGTACCGAGCTACATAGCCTGTTTGACCAATCAGCAAATCACCGTTTCTGCGTGAGCAAAAGCTGTTTGGCGTCAGACTGTCCCAAGTTGTAACCCTGTACGATCCGTCTTCTAAAACGGTCTTGGTGTCAAAGCAATACACCCTGTTTGATGATGGGCACGACAGTAAGTAGAACCCATTTTTTTCTGAATAAACAGATTTAATTTCGGTCAGCGCTTGGCTTGCTATCGTTTCCTGAAAGTCATTGCGTATGTTTTTAGACAGGTCGCCCAGTGGAGATGATTTCTCTTGCACTGTACGCAGAACAGACCTTAATCCGCTGTTGCTCAAGAAAACCACATCCTTGCCGGTGTTCTGAATGCTGTCTCTTGCAATGCAACCCAGGCTCGACACAGTGTCAGACAAACTCATGGTCGAAGGCGTAGTGGCATCGGCGTAAATTAGAATCTGACGTTTGCCAAAAATGAACAAGAAGCCATTGTGAGCCGCAAGACCTGTGATCTCATCCGCGCCGTTTGACCACACCCGCGATACATCCAGCGTCCCCGATGTGCCTGTTGACCACACATGGCCTGCTAACAAGTCGCTAAACGACACCGTTGTGTTATTAGTTTGCGTATTGGCTGCCCAGATACGGCCATAAGCAGAGATGGCAACATCGGCCTGCGGCACAGTGCCAACATAGCCTGACTTTTCGGTCACCCTTCGAAACGTAGAGGTTGATACCGCTGGGTCATAAATGATGGGGTCATTGCCTGTTTGGAAAAAGAAAACAATCCCGTTTAAACTTGCGGCTTGCCAGTTGCCTGAGTTAAACACGGGTGCAGTCCCCCCGCCGCCATACGTTAATTCAAGAACAGTGCCTAACGCTGCCAAGCCTTGCGTGTATTCGGCAAGAGGCACGCCGTTAGCGCCGTATTCCGCGATGTTGTATTCGGCTACAGCGCCTGCCGTTGTCAAACCCAGCTTAAACAATTTGCCGTTGCCAAAAAATAGAACGGTCAATGTACCGTCAGCCTGAATTAACTCATGGATGACTGTGACAACGTTTGAGCCTAACGTACCACTGGAGGTGTTGACCTTGACGTACCCCTGCCTAGAGCCGACCCGTCCAAACTTGTCAATTACGCAGTTGTTGGCAACCGCAGCAAACCCATTCGATATTTCTAGCGACGGGTCTTGTGTATTCAGTCCCAGAAAGCCTGGGGCTGAAACGCTGCTGACTGAGATTTGCTTGCTCATACCGCTACAAACTCTTGATTCTCTGGGTAGCGAGTACCTTCCAGTGCGATCTGGTCAGCCAACATGCCTCTGTAAAGCTGGTACGCCTCAGATGAGCTAAGACCGCCGTCCTCACCACGCTCTACCAATGCCCGTGCGTAAGCGTTTTGAACGACTAAAAAGTCAGGCACAAGCACAGATGTAGCGTCGGCAGCTAATTTTGCTTGGGGTACTGTCAATGAAAACGGGATGTTGTAAACACCATCAGGACGTGGATACAGCACCACTTTGGTGTCGCCGTTAGCGTCTACACCGTCAAAAGAATAGTACTGCGGAATTCCGCGTGTGGTGGGGACAAGGTTCTGATAGCGGTTCATCTCCACAAAACTGATGTTTCGCAGGGCGATGTTTGATGTAGTGTTGATTACGTCTTGCACTTGAAACTTTTGCCCCGCGCCCGTCAGTGAAAAGACAGGGGCTGAACTAAGTCCGTATTCAGCAAGAGGGCTAGCGTTTGCACCGTATTGTGCAATTCCGTATTCGGTTCCCCCACTGTTGGTGGTGATGGTAATAGTCTGACCCAGCACGTTCCAGCTAAAAGAGTCCTCAACCTGACGCTTGGCATCGTTGACAAATGTTCCGATTAGGGTGGAGTAAGCGTTCTGCGCGTTGGATGCCACAGTGGGTTCACGCAGCCGAATCAGAACATCGTTGATAAGTTCTAGGAAGGTCATACTCGGGTCAATCCTATAAGTTCTATGGTTGCAAGCACTGTGAAGGTAGAACCCGCCTCGCTTGTGGCTTTGAGAATATCGCCCTCCTCCAGCACTAAATACGAGTCACCAAAATCAAACCCAGTGGTAAAAGTTGTTACCGCCTGCTGATAGCTAATTGAGTAAGTCACAGCAGCTGAAGTGTCTGTCCAATCCAGAGAGATGTACTTGGTCGAGCCGGTCTTGTTGGTTGCGCGTACCAGCACGATCTTGGCGTAGTAACCAAGCGGCACTGTAAACACACTGGTCAGCGTATTTGCAGTCAAGTCAACGCCAACCGACAAAGCTCTCATTTCTTATTCCTTGCGCTAATTGCCTTGGCCTTGGATTTGGCATCCGCTTTACTGCTAGCTCCCCACGCCTTCAAACTCAACAGCAGTCGAGTAGGCTTACCGTCCTTGTACTCTGGGCCGTCATTGCCAGCCATCCTCGCCAAGAAGCTAGCCCTGCGCGGGTTATCTCCCGATTTTACAGGTGCTTTGATGTCTTGCCCAGCAGCTTTCAGGCTTGCCCGTCCAGCAGCGTTAAGGCCACCCTTGGGGTTCTGTCCCTCCTTGCGCTGCCATGCTGGTGTCGTTGCCATTATTTTGCTTTTTTAGGTGGTGCGTGCGTAAGGTTGCGGCTCTTTGCAGTGTGCTTTACACCTGTCATCAAAACGCCGCCTTCTTTGTGAACCGGCCCTTTGTAGACTTTGCCGTCAGGCAAATAGTGTGTAGCTGCTTTGCTCATTTCTTCTTCGCAGTCTTAGCGGCCTTCTTGAAGTCGGCAGCGGTAGGCGCGCCCTTTGAGCCGACCTTGTTCATCTTCTCGCCAGAGCCAGCTTTGATACGCGCTTGCTTTGCGTTGATGTTGGCGTAGAGTCCTGGTTTCATATCAACTCCGTTACAGAAAATGTAGAGGCAGTCACTGTTGCATCTTTGATAACAGCAATCTTTTGGCCTGGACTGACCCGAACAATCTCAGAAAAGTTATTGGGCATCATGGGCGATGTCGTAATGCTGGCCGTTGGATTTGTGCCAATTTCGAAATGGCAATGACCCAATGAGCAAGACAGCCGAACCATAG